AAGTAAGTAGGTCATTGTAACATTCCTTCTTCCATTTGTCAAGAAGCCTTTGCTTACGATGCGGTATACGTAACTCTTTCCAACTGTCGGGCCACTCGTTACCCTTCCAAGAATACTTCACCTCCACTTCATAGAGATGTCTTGGAAGGTCTGGACCTACTGTTGAAACTATATCAAAGTAAGTTGTTTCATTAGTATCTATGTTAGTATGATCTTTATTTTCTAACCAAGATACCATAGCTTTTTTAGCAGCCTTGTCAGCAATCTCATACAGAGTTCTGTCAAACTTTTTCCTTACCTCACTCATCACCGTCCTCCACAAAGGGGTTGTCGATCTGTGTCATGCGTCCTGTATCACCATCATAGTGAAGATGACAAGCCACACCAGTGTCACCTGTGTACCTGTTCTTCAGGACACGGATAGATGTAGTGTTAGCTTCGATAGGATCGTCTGCCTGTTGATTACGCTCCAGTGCAATCACTGCGTCAGACAGGTGAGCAATAGAAGCAGAGCCACGTAGGTGTGACAACGTAACCTCACGGCCATTCTCATGCCCATTGTCACCTGATGGGCGACGTAGGTGGCTGACCAGTAGCAGGGCAATGCCTGTCTCCTCAACAAGAGAACGAAGCTTGGTCATCAGGATGTCGATAGACTTACGCTCATCGCCGTTGTCTTCCTGTCCTGATACAAGGATAGACAGGTGATCAAGGAAGACCCACTTGCAGTCAAGAGCCTTTGCCATGTACCTGACACGTCCAAGTATCTCGTCGTTCTCCATGCTGCCAAAGTGATCAAAGGCAAAGAACCTGCCAGAGTCAATCGTCTTGGCTTGCCAATCATCCAACTGTTCCTGCGTGTACTGGTCACGTATCTCTTTGATGTACAGTCTAGCGTTAGCTTCCACACTCATAAGGTTGAAGGCAGTCTGCTTTATGTTCTCTTCCATAGCAAGCACACCAATATTATCTTTGGTATTCTGCATGATATGATACATAAGCTCACGCATGATGCTAGATTTACCCATACCTGCACCGGAGGTGAACGTCACAAGCTCTCCTGTCCTGATGCCATAGGTCTTGTCGTTCATACCGGACCACGGGTAGGGACAAGTCTCGTTATGTGTCTCATCATACAGGCTACGGCCAAGGTCAGCAAGGTTAATAATACCTGCCGGTGTAAAGGTACGTGCGCTCCACCATGCCTGAGTAAACTTCTCACGTTGACCTGTCTTCAGATACTCATTAGCATCCTTGAGTTCAAGGTCCATAACCTTACACTTGTTAGGCTCAAACAATTTAGCAACTGCCTGCGCCGCTTCCTTACCCTGCTTGTCATTGTCAAAGCAGAGAACAATAGTATCGAACTTGTTAAGATACTCCAGAGACTGCTGACAGTTCTTCACGGCAGATTGTGCGCCATTCTTGATAGACACTGAGGGCCACTTCGATCCCATCAGTTCAAAGGCACTCATAGCATCTAGCTCACCCTCACAAACCGTGACAAACTTACCTGTCTGACCAAAGATATTCTGACCAAACAAACCACACTCAGAAAGATTACCCTCAGACCAGAACTGTTTGTCACTGGTACGCCGGAACTTTGATGCAACATGGTTACCGTTCTTGTCGTAGTACTTATACATATGTTTATCTATAACTGTACCACTCTTACTCACAGATACACCATACTTCTTACAAGTATCTATACTAAGTTTCCTATCAGGAATAGCTGAGAAGATAAAGGATGAGGGATTTTCATTCTGCATTTTGATAACCTGAGTTGGTTGGGTTGGCATCTGTTCTCCATTTCTATAGGGCTTGGATTCATCGCAGCTAAAGCATTTAGTTCCCCACTCGTAGTATGCCAGTGCATCTGACGAACCACAGTCGGGGCAGGGTTGGTGTGTTTTAAGTTCCATAGATATCTCCAGTGAATTAGAAGAAGTTTACCATTTACCTTTACTGTTTTCCATAAGTTCCTTACATAACTCTTGCCGGTGTGCAGCTATATCCTTTTCTATTGATACCAGTGTTTCTATCTTATCGACCATCTCCATCTTACGCCACGGTGCTTTAAAGCATGTCTGTACATGTCCTCTTTCTTTTGGCTTGTATACTTCAACAAGAACTTCCATAGCTCTATCCCTTCTTGATTTGATAAACTCTTTTTGTAGGTAATCCGGTAACATGTTGAGTGAGTTGTTCACGGTTTTGGAGTTCTTCTTCTGCTTCTTTTTTAGTAGTGAAAGATTTAATCTCCACATCTCCCCACTCCTTTCTTAATACTAACTTCCACATAACGCACTCCATGATTCAGGAAATAACTTTTCCATATGATCTCCGATTGGTTTGACCACGCTACTGGTTTCAATCTGTGCGTCTTTGCTGCACCGTAGTTTGTATATTCTTGCAAACGCCATCAGTGTACCAGACCAGTACCACTCTGTCAACATGCTTTGTGGCAGCACAGTTCGTGCTTGTTCAGGACACACGCCTATGTCTAACATAGCTTTATATGCATCAAAACAATGGCGTGTTGCATCTATATACATATGATCTACTATGTTCTGTGATGGTGTAGCATCTTCTGATGATCCCTGCTTTACGTTCTCTGCACTTTGTCTCCAGTAATCAGGTGACCAAAACTCTGGCTCAGTTTTAATATACCTACGGCTAACCTCATTCCAGACCAGACCGACCTGATGCTTCATAAGCTGACGTGCTACAAAGATAGGTGCCTTGATCCTGAACTGTGCAGATCCATGACCAAAGGGCGTCCAGTGGTTATGCTTGGCAAGATACTTTATTAGTTTAATATCTTTATCTTGAAGAACTCCTTCAGTCGGACCACTAAAAGGTATTGTTTCCCAAGATGATTCTTTATCAAAGCTAACCCGTGCTGCATTAACAACGCTGAGATCGCTGCCCATGTGATCAATCAATTCAACATTCATCAAAGGTATCTTCCCACAGTTCATGCACAAAAGAAACTTTATCTTCCATAATATTATCTGCTTCTTTCTTAGCTAGTTTCTTAGCTTCTTTATATACATAACCTTCATCAACATACTCTCTGATAAGGTCACGCATTAAACCACTGCGTTCTTTCTGCCATAAATTTTTAGCCATCTCACTCTAAGTCCTCTAAGTCTTTGAAAAATTTATCTCTTTCTTCTTGTAGGGTTACATCATATCCTGATTCTTTCATCATCAACCATAGCTCTTCATCGTATCCTAAAGATTTTCTTAGGGTGTCTTCTTTCTTTAGTCGGTGCCAATCAAAGTCATAAACTTTTGTCATCGTGTTCTACCCACCCTGTGTTTGCATTTGTTTGTTTTTCTTTTGCTAGTTCTTTTCTTAGGTCATTAATTAATTTTTCCTGTTCTTTTACTCTAGCTTTTAACATCTTAACATTAGCATTTAATATATCCCAAGCTGACTTTAAGTTATTATCTTCTGTCATATCATACTCCTGTCAGCGGCTGTTGTCAATATAAAATACATGCTTATCTATTTGCCCCACAAGAGAGAAGCGTTCATCTAATGCCCAGTAGGGTGTGACATAAGAGGCATGGTAATGAGTTGCCCCCTCAGTATGGATCAACACAACCCCCTGTAGAGCAAGCTCTGCTGCGCTGACTGCTTCGTTATAAGCATCTACATTTGCAATAGTTTCTGGCTTACCGTCACACCAGTACGAAAAGTGACACTTGTTTCTGACGGGCTTTCCCTTCCATGTTTTGCCCTGACGAACAACATCACAGATATTATCTGGATAATGTTCTGACTGCACTCGTTGCAATATTACATTTGCTACAGCTAACTGTGCCACAAAAGTTTCAGAACGTGCCTCAAAGTATACCGCCTCTGCCAGACATGAAAGGTTGTCTGCTTTTGATGGTGTTATATATAACATACTTATTAGTAATATATATATTATCTTCATTGTATTTTCTCTATCTTTATATTAAAGGGAAAGCCTGTGGAAAGTTCTTTAATACCATGACAATTTAGATATGCTACAGCATCTTCATAATAGTCAAAGATAAAAACTTCCTCCTTCTCTTCGTCTATCATTACATCTATATCCTCAAGGACATTGACTTTTTCTTCTGACTGAGTTATAATGTATCCCATTATATTGCTTTCAATATAATTAAATCTATTATAATAAATAGTATTCCCATAACTACCTCCCTTGCCCTCTATATTTTTTAAAGCTACGTCTCTTATGTTTATTGGTGGGACGGGAAAGAGTTCCCGCCCCGATTGATGTACGTTTTTTGATCCGATGTTGTGTCGGGTCGTACTTACCATCAGCCTTCTTTGCCATTAGGCAACCTCCAATTCTTTCCAGTGCGGTGATGCCAACATCTTACGTACCTTGTCTTCACGCAGTACACGGGTGTTAGCTTTAGGTACATGGGTAGACCATGCTGTAGCTGCCTGATACGCAGTCCACAGTGTGCCTTTGGTCTGCTGACCGTAGCCCTCGTAGTGACCACGGCCAATGATGTGACGGTTCTCTTCGTCAAATGTTTTCATCAGGTTGGACAGCATCACCTTGTTAGGAACCTGTGCTTTGCTTACGTTGTCCATACGCTTTGCAAGTGTATTGCTGAACAGTGAGATCGCAGTGTCACGATCAACCGTTGTATTATACCACACTTTCATCTGATCCATACCATCGTTAGCAATGAAGTCAGATGCAGCCCTGATCTTACTGGCAAAGCTGGTGACAGAGAAGTTCTTTGAGTGACGGCCATACACATAGGCCAGCTTGTTACCATCAACAAGAGTATTGTAACAGGCTGATCGGAAGTAACCCATCATCCCGTTGTTAGCCCATGTCCTGTTGTGGCTGGTACGGAACTTGAACTGGGGGATGAC